TAATTCCATTGTTATCACACTCATTAAATCTCTCAACACAAAGTTCACACTGCATGAGCGCACAAAGATGCGGCCATATTTTGGTTAAGGGTCGGGGTATTGTTGTGGGGAATATATTTAAAAATTAAATATTTGTCAAGATTTAAATATTTAAACTTTAAATTTTTTGAATTTCTTCGGCAAGAGCTATGATGACTTCCATTCCGGGCGATGGTCCTGCATTGCGTATTAGATTGGAGATTGTTGACTGACGAATGCCACTTGCTTCCGCTAAAAGTTTTTGATTTCCCCTTTTGGCATCGACAAACTTCCGGATATAATCGATTAGATATTCTTTCTCTTCGGCTTCCGACCGAAGACAATTCTTTCGGTTGGTTATCACATCGTGTATATTTTTCATCTCTCAATTCCATCTTTGCTATATCCCGTAAATCTCTCAAGTCCTTACTTCTTTCGCTTGTTTGGTTAAGGGTTGGGGTATTGTTGTGAGGGATTAAATATCCACAAGATGGATATAAGTCAAGTAAATAATATCCACTTACTGGATATTTTGTATTGTTTCGGCAAGCTTTATGATCGTATCCATTCCGGGTGAAAAGCTGCGCTCCCGTATTAAACTGGATATTTTGTTCTGAGGAATAGAGCTTGCTTCGGCTAAAAGTTTTTGATTCCCACGTTGCGAATCCACGAATTGACGAATATACTGAATAAGCATTTCTCGATCCGCCGCCTCTGTGTCCATATTTTGACGACGTCGCTTTATTGCTTCCGTTATCAATTTCTTTTCTATTGCCATCTCTCAATTCCATCTTTGTCATATCCCGTAAATCTCTCAAGTCCTTACTACTTTCTCTTGTGCTGTTGGAAATCGTTTATCATAGCCATTAGTCGAATACACTGTAGTATTGCCATATCCCTGCTTAGCCAATGCCGTCTTCCGTCTCCGTCGTATTGCCAAAAGTATTTTCTCTCGTTCTCTCTGTTCTGCGAATTTTCCATCGTTGCCTCTGTGTGTATCGGGAACCCACGAAGCGTTTTATGTTTTTCTAATATTGCTTAGCTTGCCTTGCGAAATCTCGCCTTCCCAGGATTGCGACCATGTTCGATTCCGAGATCGGTAAGATACTGTAATATAGCTGGATTCGAAGTACGTCCTGAGAGAGTATCTCGGACAGTAGAATAGGAAAGTCCCGTTTGAGTTTTGATGCTCATAAAATTTTTGTGTCGTTTTGTGAGCTCACCCTTGACCCATTCACGCCATTCGTCAGGCGACATAAGCGATCCTGTTTTTTTTTGTTCCTTGAATTTTTCTACTCACTGAGGATTCTCTCCGTAATTGCGTCGTTAGTGATAACTACTGCGGCGACACTATTATTATCTACTAATCAAGTCAATAAAAAAATAGTTACTGATATTAATTTGGAAAAAAAAGAACGTATAGCAATTGCATTAGATTGGTTAAAGGCTAATCAGGGTTTGACACAACGCAAGGTTGCGGAAAAACTTAAGGTCTCTCAAGGAACAATTTCGCAGCTCAGAAATGGCGAAATCGAACTTACTGAGAGAATGGCAAACTCATGGGGAATCATTCTCGGTATATCCAGTGAATGGTTACAAAACGAAAGTGGGGATATGTTACTGAGGGAAGAAGGTGTAAAAAACCCGCCATCACCACTTACGGAACAACACAAAGAACAAATTTTAAATGACATTCTTCTTTCACGCAAGATTGTAAACAATCCTACGTTAAGAGCAATTGCAGAGATGCTAGTAAACATTCCTTTGGATGAGCAAAAGAAAATTAAGGTTATTATCGAAACGTTTTTAAAGTAGATGGTCGAAAAATTAGTAGCCTTTAGAAACGGACTCACTTACACCAAAAGTAAAGTGAGTCACATCTAAACTGTCAAAATATCAAATTCCTAAAAAATTTTCTTCTATATTGCTATTATCTAATATTGGTTTTTGATCTGTGAGCGCTTTGAAAAATGTATCTATATCCTGAAGATCATCCGTTGAATAATTTTTATATTTTGTTTTAAATGAAATACTATTACCGTTTCGTTTGTAACTTTCTATATCCTCATAGTTGATTTCAAAGGAAGGAGCTATGATTTTTTTGTTCGTTATTTTATAAATTTTTCTTCCAGTAGAAGTAATTATGCTGATTACAAAAAGAAAAATTCCGGCTATTGTCCCCAATGGAAAAATAAACATAAGTATAACTGATACAATTATCATAATAATTGATGTGAGCGGAACCTTCCCCCTTGTTTCAAAGATCACTTTTTCATCCATTTTTATATTTCCTCGTTTTTCATAATAGATTTTATCGTTTTTTATATACTTTGCGGTATGGAGTCTAAGACATTTGACATTGTAGATACATTTGTATTTTGACGATTTAATTTAATTTTCATAGACTCTCGATATTCCCTTGCTTCAGCTGCTTTCGTAAATTGCACATCACCATTATGTTTTTTTACAATTTGCTCTATCTCATCCAAAGTAATTTCAAAAAATTCTTTTCGGTTGTTTACAAGGTTTACTCTTTTATGATCAAAGTTTTTATGGAGTAACTTTTCGAGTTCAGGCGCATTTTCGGAATAAACAATTGCGTGAACGTCAAATTCAAACGGAACAGACGCATCTCCTAATTCCTTTACACGGTCCATTGGATCTAATCGCCGTGTCATCCCCACCTTAAATACACTTTCTCCGAACGAACCTATATTAGATATTACATATACATGCCCTACTTTTGTTTGTTGGGCTAAAGATAAGGCTCTTTGTTTTGCGCTTTGTGCATTCTCTAATTCTTTTTGCAAAGCTTCCATTTTTGCTTGGACCAATTGCAACTGTTCGCCCTGGGCTTTTTCCAGTTCTTTTTTTGCCTGTTCCAAAGCCTTAGTGTATCGTTTTTCTTCGTCTTCTGAATCCCTTAACGCCTTTTCAATTTCTCTTTGAACCTTTTCTTCTTCACGAATTTGTTCTTGGATCCTCTTTTGTTCCTGTTTTTCTTGATAAGTTTTATCCCTATACTCATGAGTAAGCTGTAATTCTTGTAATTTTAATCTATAGTAATCGTTTGTAATTTTTATATAATGTGTTTCACCTAACTTATTTATCGCATCATGAACCTTGGCTATTCGTTCTTCCATTTTTGAGATATTATTCCATCTTACATCAGCGATCATTGCATCGCATTCGCCATTAAATGCACGGAGCATTAACTTAATATAATGTTTTGTTTGTTTTTTCCCTTCTGTGTAACTTCCGTTTACATGCCAAGCAACTGAAGCAGATGCTGCTGTCTCGGATTTAATCATCTCTTTACAAGATTCTCTTATCTCTAAAAGTGCTTCTTTATATTCGTCTGAAGTATCAAAGTCAAAATGAGGTTTATACAAACCGTGACTTATAATCTCAGACTTGTCTTCATAAATTGCGACTTCACGAATTAGGTTTTCAAATAATTGTCTTTTTTCTAAATAATCTTTTCTTAGTTGATCAATCTCTACTTGTATTTCATTCAGTTTGCGATTCCTTTCGCGTATCAAATCATCGGTCTCGTTAATGACATTTGACTTATGTTTTTCTAAATCAATAATATCTTTATACTTATTATATAGCTCATTGAATTGTTTTACTTTTTTGTAATAGAAATATAATAGAAACGGGAAACAGAATAGAACAAATAAAATTACGAGAGCAAAGAACGTAGACATAGATGTTTCCTGAATTTTGATTAGATGTTTTTATTAGATATATTTGCTAAAGTTGCAGTCCGAATCTCTTTCAATTCTTTAGTTGTATTAACAGCATCCACCTGACCACCTAAAGAAAATAAATCATAAAGTGAACCAAGTCCAAATAAACCACCTGTAAAGATCCAAAGAATCCCTGTTCCAACTTTACCTATGTAAAATCGATGCAATCCGAACCATCCGAAAAAACTAAATAACCAAAGCACATAAGCCACTCCTTTCGATTTCATCTCACATTTACCTCAAATAATTTTAGTTTTGGCAAAATAAAACAACCTTGCCATAAACGTCAAATAATTTTGGTTAATAATAATTTATACGAAGAGACATAATATAAATTACAATCAGAAGGCTTGAAAATTACTTTATGCTTTTTTAAAGTAGATGTGGTTTGAAAGATTATTTTATATAATTGATTTTTTGATTATCTTTTTCTTAGATTCGATAAATGCTTTATACATTGCCAATTCCTCTGCATCAAGAACGCGCATTGGCCTCAGTGCAATATTATAGTAAAGGCAATATAACATTACTTTTTGTTTTGCTTCTTTACTATAATCCATATTATTAAAAAAAGTCTGGCTCTAAGATTTCTTTTCTTTCGTTTTTAAAACTTTCATGGGATCTTGTTTGCCCAATTGCAATAGTTATCAACAGACTAGGCGTTGCATGGCTATCTACCAATTTTGAACATGCTTCAAAAGTAGTTCCATGGGTTTTAATATCGTCAATCAAAATGACACACTTCTCATTCAACTCTTCAGTATGTCTTATCTCTAAATCACTAATATAATCTTCAATAGGAATTCTTTCTTTTTCTTTCTTAGACGATATTCTATGAATTCCTTCCACACATTTATATTTACTATCGGATTCACAAATGCGATTTACAAATATTATATTTCTATTGTCTCTATTTCTTTTCCTTAAAGGTGGTGCATCAAGATTTTTGTTTTTAGGTTGATTATTATAAAAAGGGTCATTTTTTGCTTTTGAAGATGGCACTGGTATTAAAATAGCATTTTGTTCATTATGTAACTCTAATATATGATCAAGAAATTTTTTCATTCCAAAAATAAAAAAGTCTATGGCATTAGATGTTCCTTCCTTGTAATTTAATATATTAGGGGAATATGTAAGATTACGATACTCCTCAACTGTCATAAATGGATTTTGTTTAGATTGTGTGACTGGAGTAAAGTATCTGGCTAGATAACCATATTTTAGATTTTTATCATATACAGATTGCTCTGAAGATAAACTGAGTATATTAAAAGAATATACAGACATGAGTATCTTTTAAAGAATCTGCTTTAGATGGTTAGAACTTTCTGCGACTAACGCGCCACTATTGATAAATTTAGAAACCCAATCGTATTTTTGTTCGACAAGAGATTTTGAAAAAATTAACTTTTTATGCAGCCGTTTGCATTCTGCAGCTTGATGAATTACTCCAGAAGTTTCACCTGCTTCGACAACAATTGTTGCTTCTGTCATTAGTGCCATTAATCTATTTCGTCTAGGAAAAAGATAAGTCCCTTTCTCCTCATGTGGTAGATTCATGGATAGTATCAGTCCATTCTCTGAAATTTCTTCTGCTAAAAATTTATTTTCTGCAGGATAAATCTTATGTATTGGTGTACCTAAAACTGCAATAGTCGAGCCCTTGGCTACTAAAGCGGTTGAATGTGCTACGGAATCAATACCCTTTGCAAGACCTGATACTACTACAAATCCAAGTTTTATAACTGCTTCTGTAATTGCAGCAGCAGTCTCTTGACCCTTTTTAGATGGATTGCGGGTGCCGACAATCGAAACTGCACGTCTACGCAAAAGTGTAGAATCGCCTTTGTAAAAAAGTGGAATTGCACCAGATGATTTAGAATTATTTAATACAGAATCAAAAGCAAAACGTGTAACTTTTGCATCGATACGAAAAAGATAATCATAATATTCTTTTTCAAGGGCTTCTTGTTCTAATTCTTCTTTTGATTTTTGAAAATCAAAAAGCAAACGCTCACCAGATGAACGGTTTGAATTACGTTTTCTTGCGGTTGCCATTGTGCCCATCATAATACATAAAACTATATTTGCTACATGTTATCACAAATATAGGACAATTTAACAATGGCAAATGATACAATACTATGCCTTTTATGTCACTTATTTTTTAATTAGGAATTCAGAATGAGTCGCAAATCTTCCTATTAGTACAGCAGGATAAACCTTGTGCCGAAACTTGATAACTCCACAAAGAGAAGATTATTTTTGTTTGTTTTTTTCTGAGAGTGCGTCGTACATTTTTCTTTGTTGCTCAGAAATGGATAAAGTTGGGCGCTCCGTTGAATCTGCTCGTTCAATAAAGCGTTTTGCGGCCTCACCCGTAAGCGTTGGTATCTTTTGAATTGGTGTTGCAGCCATTGTTTTCGTTTCCTCAGTAATCAGTATTTATATATCGGTTGAATTATTCGAAAATCAACGTTTTCGTCTGCAAGAATATTAACTTGCAAGTAAACTTTCTCGTGATATGACTTCGCTAGAGTAAGATAGACATGCTAAAATATCATCTCTTACAATACCAGGAGTTGCGGTTAGAATCTCTTCAATTGACAATCCTTCTCCCAATCTTTCAAGGATAAGTTCTACGGTAATCCGCGTTCCTTTTATCACCGGTTTTCCCAGCATGACATTTGGATTGGCACTTAATCTATTTTTATAATCCATGTCTCAAAAATAGATTAAATTTGGTTTTTGTCAAGAACTCACTAAAGGCTTTGAAATTTTCGAAAAAGAAAGCACTAGTTGTTCAGTTTCTTTTTATTGTAAATTATACAACCGATACAGCCGCATTCATTTCCTGTATCGCGTTGTACTGAATATTTTTTATTGGACCGTTGTAAATAGCGCGAACTTTTACTCTGAAGTTTTGATAGCCTTTCGAAATTCCTTCAGCAGCAAACGTCTGAAAACGCATTATAGAATAAACTATGCCGACTGAAGAGGTAAACAACAATAAAAAGAACGATTTAAACACAAGATGAGATATTACAATTCTCTCATATTCTTCAAGTAGCGGCTTAAAGTTTGCTTGAGCAACAGGATCAAGTTTTTTAAAACCTTGGTCCAACTCTAGTCTCAGACTAGAAAATACTTCGTATCTACTCATAAACAAGTTTACCAAAAATACAAATATTAAATACCGCAAAAAACTGATCCGATGTGTGAACCGAATCGTTCCGTTAATTATTGCTTCGAAACTTTGATAAGCTGGATCTGAAAAATTTATTCCATTTTGTTTAAGACCAAATTCAAATAACCTGTCACGAAGTTTAAATAGATCTTCGCGGGTACGATCGACCATGTAACCCTTCCAAAGGACATTCCAAGAAAAAAATAAAAGACCAAGTATAAAAAACAACATCAACCCGTAGATCACATTTTCCACCAATCTATCTTCCTTTTTTTAATGCTGTAATTATTAACTTAAGGATGTTATTAATCGTCCACCGAATCATCACCGTCATACGATTTATTGATACTCTTTTCGTATATAAATGCAGCAACAAGAGCCACAAGCGGGGTTAATACAAGAGATAATCCCCAACCAGAGTTTGGGTCATTATAAATTAAAACTCCTCCGACACTAATTACTAATAAACAAACTCCTCCTCCAAAATATAACCCTTTCTCCTGTAGATCAAAAGACTTTTGAATAATATACTGCTCATTTTTTGTCCTATGATCTAATTGTTTTTCGGCCATTGCTACTATTCGATCCGCCAAACCTGGTAATATTGACTCATATTTTTCCAACTTTTCTGGTGGTGGTAACGGGCCTTGATAAAATTCTGCAGAAGTAAAGCTATGCTTTACATTAGTGGTATTGTCTTTTAGTATAGGTGTGGGCTTTTGCTTCGGATTGAGTTCATCCATATTAAGGGAGCGTAAAATCTTTCTCTCTATTTTTGATTTGTGTTTTGATAATTTGATGTTTATTTCGTCGAATGCTCGGTTGAAATCTTTTCCAATCATTTCCATATCTTCTTTAAAAAACTCAGAATCCGATTTTTGGAAAATATCTTTTAGAGCGTGATCATCAATGTTCCCAAAAAAATCAAACGCACGACCCATTCCTACAACCAGCGCTTTGCTCTTTGATCTACCTAAATTAATATTTTTTTTCAAAAGTTTCATTATTCGATCTTTGATTCTTATTATCGGACCATATTTTTTAATGTCCAGATACAAAAAATCAACTTTTTTTATGACAGTCAATGTATAACAGATCTTATTTTATTAAAAATATTATACCACAAATTCCTATGTGCAAAAAACACAAATCAGATCGAATTGCCTATAAATGTTTATGTCTTATAGAACACCAAATTAGATATGTATAGTTTAACCAGTATTCTGTTTAGCTGTAAACGGCTATTAAGTTAACTTAATAGCTACTCAAAAAGGCGCCCAACTAATATTGAGATTAATGCCGGGTGCGTAATAACTGAATCATTGCTACACAAGACGCAAGTGCCGTCCCAAGTGGGCGGATAAGTATTTCTCTTTTTAAATTCACTTGGCACTCCCTCGTTTATAGCACCACAATGGTCACACTTAAATCTTATGTTTGGCATGACAAGTTTCATAAGTTTGATTCCATTGTTATTTCTTTTGCTGTTTCTCCGATTCGATTATTTATTTCGGACGCATCCCCTCTCTTATAAACATACCAAACAAGTTCCCAAAGTTTATCTTTAGTCTTTTCTACTCGATCTGAAAATGTTTCTGATTTTTTTAAGAATTCAACCGGATCCACATATTTGTAAATTACGACAACCAACAATACGACCGTCCTACTAAATCTTGGCACAGGATCACCTGACTCAATAGTTGCGTTCGTAATCAAGGCATTGCCTAGTAGAGCCGCAACTGCAAAAAACAAACCTGCTATTGCGACACCGATAGCCGAATAAGGTGCAAGGAAAATCCCCTGCAAAGGCAAAATATAAACAAACAAAACACAAATAGCCACAGCGATTAGAGTCCCGGTCGTGATCAGTATAGCCTGTATTTTGTGTTGCTGATAGCGTCTAACCTCTAACCACAACACAACCAGGGACCCTATAAAATACGTAGCACAGTATATTATAAATATATGATAGTTTATTGTTGGCTTGAACGCAAAATTATTAACATCTAAAGTTTGTGCAAATTGACGAGTAACAGCACAATACAAAAAATAGGCTATCAGAACTGTGTTTATAACAAGCCCGCCTCTACTCAATTTATAGCGAGGATTAAATATACTTTTAATGAACCTAAAAAATAAATACGGGACGAACAAGGCGATAACAAGAGTAAAGTGATTTGCAGCAAAACGATACTCGATTAAAATAATACTTCGAAACCATAACAAAAAAATCCAAGAACTACTAAAAGCGGCAAAAAGTAAAAACCACTTTTGAGCGGACTCGCTCTGAATCGAATTACGATAAACGTAGATTCCTAGCCAAAAAATAAAAAAAGAAACCAAAACCGCTATAGCCATACCATTTCCAACAACTTCACAAATGTTAAGTAACTTAAATCCACTCTAAAAATATATCAAATTTTTTATTCACTTTCGCTTTGTTAGTTGCCGAAAACATAATATTAACAAAACGTTAATTTTGTCTCGAATTTGAGGCAAAAGTTTTGCAGAGTCAAATCAAAAATTAACAAAACGTTAATTTTTTAAAGCGACATAAATTTATATATGAGACATAAAGATAAAGGACAAAGCACAAGGCTCAAAATCATATTAGAAGAAACTAATTTGCTCTCAAAAGAGCTGGCTGCGGCTTGCGATGCTTTTCCAGAAGTAATCTCACTTTATTTATCAAATAAACGTGATATACCTTTTGACCTTGCTTATAAGATAATGATTACTTACGGCTACTCACCATTCTGGCTTATTTTTGGAGACGGGGAAAAGTTTGTTTCGAAAGACCTGCTTGAATCACTCACTCAAAATCAAATTGAAACGATTTACGAAATAGATCGGAATCGCGTATTTAATCGACGATTGGACGAATCTGGGTTTAGGCCAATCGTCGAGCGGCTATTAGAGTTAGACGAACGAGAGAGAAAAATCTTCCTCTCTATTTTTGATCGGTTTTTTCCTGGAAGACGGCAATAAGTTTATCAGCGTATCTTTCAGATTGTTTTAAAATTGAATCTTTATTTTTTTTAATATCTTCAGCGAATTCTAAAAGTAAGTCTATTATCTTTTTTCGTAAAGCAGTCATCGTCGGGCCTCTGATTATCCGACGCATACTTGATACGAGTTTCGAAAAAATGAGCGATTTTTACTTTTGCCCAATTTGACACGAGATATAAACGCATTAGGGTTTTTTAATGCAATGTATTGACGTTTGGAAATAAATTATTGAATTTAAAATCTACACTCACTGTCGAATTCTCGAATGTCTAAGTTGATCGTATTACAAATAACCAAGAAGCGATTTCTATAAATTGCTTTTTTTGGTAGATAACAATGTAAGGGTATTGGATACTTCCGATCCGGAAAATACAAATCTACATGTACATAATCTTTTGTTGCACCAGTGGAAATTTTACTATCCGTTTGGATTACTAAGCCCAAGAATTTTACCTTGAGCTTTTCGATTACTTTTTCATAACTTAACCAATCAGGATGCAACTTGAGTATCTACGCTTGATTTTTCTTTTTTCAAATTTTCGTAAAGACCCTGAAGCATCGAAAGAGAAACTTTTAACTCAGAATTTCTTTCTTCAGATTCTCTAAATTTTTCCTCAACAATGGAATTAGAATTTTTTAATTCTTCGTTTTCTTTAGATACTGCTCTTAACTTATCTGTCTCTGGATCTCCGCAAAGAAATAAAAGTTGCCTATAAATTCCCCAATACTCCTCTAATTGAGTATTTTTGAGCAACTCATACAGGCCCTCATTTTCTTTTAGTGAGGATAGATATTCTTCAATATGTTGAAAAAGATTTGATTTAGACTTTATCTCGTCAATTCCCCAAGAGAATAATCCTAACTCAAGTGCAACAGCCGCATATCCAGACTCATCTTCGGGACCTTTTTGTTCGAAAATCAGATAATGAATTTTCAGAGAATGCCCATTCACATGGCGCCAAATTTTCCCGAATAATACTACTTTTCCAATTTCTATCATTTTATTCTACCCCACAAGATTTTGCCCTCTTGATTTGTCCACTCCTATGTTTATATATCTTAGTTACGATATATACTAATCTATCGGCATAGTCAACAATTGACAACGACACTTTTGATTCTTATAAGACTTAATAACTCGAAACAGGTGGGGAAATTCCCCACTTGGAAAAAAATCAAACGCCTTGAGTGCGATTGACAACTCCTTTTCTTAACTCTACACTATGCAGAACAAAAATCCGCTTCCCCTATTTTTCCCCTACATGAGAGACTCTATTTTGATGAAAGTTATTGCAATCGTAAACCAAAAGGGCGGCGTAGGCAAAACTACCGAAACGTCAATATTTGGCAAAAGCCTGGCTTACTCTGGAAAAAAAGTTCTTGTCATTGATGCAGATCCACAAGGGGGCATTTCTTCCATCCTACTCCCAGACCAAGACGAAAATGAAAACCGCAAAGGATTATTTGATATATTGATGGGCGATGATCCTATGTTCAACGAAAACATTCACCCATCTCACCTCCTAAATTTAAATGGAAATCTTCATATCATTCCGGCAGATCATAGGTTAGACAAAATATTCGTTTCGTTGTCTCCATTTGTTCTTAGGGATACCTTTAAATCTTTTGTCGAAAAGGATTATAATTACATTTTAATTGATACACCCCCAACTGTTCAGGGAATTACTCGCAGTGCGATCATTTTTGCTGACCGCGTCATTATTCCCTGTGAAACAACACCTCAGTCTTTCGGGCCCACCAAATATACCGTTGATTCAGTTTTAAATTTAGAGAAGACTCCTGAAGTAATTTTTCTTGGCTGGAAGGAACCTGAAGGTGATGGGTTCCAAGCTCGTAATGCTCGAAAGTTTGAAACACAATTTTCAAAATTCCTCATAGGCTCTCTCCCAAAAAATATCACTTCGAGTTCTTTGGCCTCGGAAGATAAAAAAATCACACCATCTCTCAAAGATGGGCTTGTCTCGGCGGTCATCTCTTTGTTGGAGAAAAATAAATGAGCGGCTTTAAAAAAGTAGGCTCGCAAGATTATAAGACTATAAAGATGCAGCTCGCTCCTGAACTCTTAGAAGTTCAGGGAATGATGCCAATTTCAGATGAAGATTATTCAAAGCTATATAAATCTATTTCTAAGGTTGGGATAAAAGACCCGTTACGAGGCTATCTCGGAGAGGGAAGGGTATTCTTTATTCTTTCGGGAGCCAATCGATTCGATATAGCTACAAAGCTAAATCTCGATCTTATTCCTATCGAGATTTACGAAGGCGGCTCCCGGAAAGATAGAGTTGAATTCGCCTTAGATGAAAATTTAGAAAGACGCCATTTAACAAATGATCAAAAGAGGAAAATTGCTGAGTGGAAACTTAGAAATTCTCCAGAAGAATCCGATAGAATCATCGCAAAAAAAGCGGGGGTGGATCATAAAACGGTTGGAACTATTAGAAAAAGGCTCGAAACAGGTGGGGAAATTCCCCACTTGGAAAAAAGAAGAGGGCAGGATGGAAAAATTCAGGCGGCCAAGAAATCAGGTGGGGAAATTCCCCACTTGGAAAAAAAATTAAACGCCTTAAGTCCAAAAGAAAAAATGCTTAGGATAAATGAGATTAGAGCTGAAATTGAAGACTTAAAAGCACAAATCAAAACAAAGAAAAAAGAAATCGACAGACTATCGAGAACTTAACATTTCATATTTGGCACTTATAAAAATGCCCAAAATTTTTCTTCCTGTACTCAAAAAAATAGTACCCAAAACCGTACGCCTGTTTTAGATGTTAACAATAACATCTCGTCCAAGATTTGTTGCAAAGCCCGAGGGGAGGTTAGAGCCCCCAAGGGCATCCTTCCCAAAAGATCCCATAATAAATTATGTCTCATTTTTTGCTTGACATTTGTCTGGTACATGTTTCTAGTCCAAAATATCTTAGGCGACATAACTAAGATTTGGCCGCTCTAACTTTAGGCCGAAAGCAACAAATCGAGGACCATCCGAACAGCTCCACGCTAGTCCCATGCGTCCCGACAGTAGAGTAGGGTAAAAAACTAACCTTTACCGTGCGTCACCCGATTTATGTCCGCACTGTGAAAAAGGAAAAGAACGTGGAAGAAAACTACGTAGGCGAGTTTATACCTCGTGCCGTAATCAATACTAAACTCTCACGAGGACTTAGAGACCTCCTCGCAAAAATCACGTTACTAGATATTGCAGGCCGATGTGAAGGAAGGAACGGCTGTTATGCAGGCAACGAATATCTAGCAACTTGTCTAGGTATGGCTACGACAACAGTTGCAAAATATATATCGCGATTACGTAAGGCTGGCTACATCGAGCAAGTGTCTTTCGATGGTCGTGTCAGAGTAATCCAGTCCACACTACACAACGCGGTTGTGATGGAGCGCGCACAGTATAAAATATCTAAGACAGCCTTAGCCAATAATCCTAGTCAGTCTAGGACAAATGGTCAGGACAGAGGGGTACAACAGGGTAGGGCAGCTTGGGACAATCGTTCCGTGGCTGTACGTACTAAAGAGGAGAGTAAAAAAACATTAAACGTAAGTGCTGAAAAAATCAAATCTGAACCGACGTGGAACGGATTCCTCGACTGGGCAGAAGAACGACTTACAAGATCAAGTAATGATATTTTAAAAAACCTTAAAATAGATTTCAAGGTAAACGAATTGAGGTTACTCGAACCAGTTACAAATTCTCTATCTATGATTATCCTAAAATATTTTACTGAAGAGGTTAAAAAACCAATTTCAGTAAAATTTGTGGAAAAAACGGAGCAGGGTAGGGCGGCCTAATATGCAAACAACCAAAACAAAATTCGAAAACCTCAATGTGACCGATGTCGTTTGGTCGTTCTGGATCTCCATATATAAGCGCGGTCTAATCGAGTACATTATGAATCTGTCAAGTCCAGATGAGTTCGAAAAAATAATCTATTCTTTCGACCAGATCCATGCAACGGAATTGAGTGCTATTATAAGCACCGTACAGGAGAAAACTCAACAGATTCAGAGAAAGCAGAATGGTAAGATTATTTTGTCTGAATGCGATCGTGATTTTCTTAAAAAGGCCGGAAAGGAAATCTTATTATTGGACAAAACTTTCAGAAGGTCCCTCTTCGGTTATATACTCTCGAAGCAAAAAACTTTGACAGTAGTTTAAGGCTCGGAGGATCTCAAGGGAACAGTCGAATTTATTTATTTCTACTGTTTAGATATAAACTATAAAATTCTTCGAATGCCCTTTGACCGGATGCACCTTCTTGAGAACACCATTCTTTGACGCGCTGTAAATTAAAATGTTGGCTTTTGGCTACTAACAAAGCCTGGTCCAAACATTCACGCGACGAGAAATAAATATAGGATGCAAGTCGATCCCGTATGCAGTCAGTAGGCGAAAATATCTTTAAGATTTTTCCATTGAATTCTTTTTCATCCGGTATGATTTTATAATCTTCTCCGATCGAAACAGGGCCTGATACAAATTCGATGAATAGATGCTTGCATTTTGGATGAACGTAATGACGACTAACTTTTCGAAATCCGATTGTTTCCATTACCGACTTAATTTCCGATGCTTTTGAAATAAGTGGCTCGACTAAATCTAAATCGCCGGAACGGTAGGCACCCTTTGAATAAATTGAAACGACAGCCCCACCGACCAAAACAGAATGAATTCCTTTGCTGGCTAAATGCCAACCAACGAATTTCCACAGATTCTCTTCGTTAACTGTTTTCCAATCAGGTTCTTGCATACACTGGCTTTCCTTTTTCTCTGGGTCTTCGTCTTGTTGAGAATATAGATTCCTTTTCTTCGATGCTCAAAGAATTATAAAAGATAGACAATATTTCTTTGAGTGGCTTGACGAAAGGGGACTTTTGATTAAAAGAAAAAACACGAGATCGACCAATCTGCTTAGCGACAAGTATTCCCGATTTTTCAAATCGTTCAAGTTGAAGCCTAATCGGAGTCACGGCCACATTATAGTCTTTTGCAATGGCCGAAGAGTGAATTTCGTTATAATGATAAACGTGTAATAGAACTCTGGAAGCCGTTCCGTTTCCGAAGATGCCATCAAGGACCATGCTCTTGAGTATATTATATCATTCTTTTGTTATCAACTACTTTTTAGTCTATATAGACTAATATTTAGTCATTTGAAAACACTCTAAGCCAGGGGGAAAAAGTTTGGAGTATATTTTTAAATGAGGAAATAAGTAACTTCCGATAATCTACATTTGGTCTCATTAGTGAACATTTGTTTATTCTTTGTTGTCTCTGATCTGTTTGGCAATTTTAATTAGTGTCTCAACGTGGACTTTTTTCTTGTCGTTAAGATAGTTGGCTATATTTCCATTAGATTTTTTAGTCCACTTTTCGATCTGTCTCAAGGTTCCCGAGGATCTAATATACTCGATTAAAATTTTACGGCACTCGGCCACAGTGCTTTCGACTTGATCGATAGGTTCAACTTTAGAATGTTCCATGTTGATCAATTCCTTTATTTTTTTGGAAAAAAATTAACTCCATGCAATCCCTTAAAATCATCATCTTGAGTCCATAGGATAGCGTTGTATTGACGTGCTGTTGCTAAGATAATACTATCCGCCATGGGCATTTTGTGATCACAACTTAACTTTGCGGCTGTTATTGCTAAAGACGCATCTAATCCCACAACTTTATTTTGCTGCATATGGGCAATTGCCCTGAGTGCGTTGTCTTCTCCTCGTTCCAAAAGTATTTTTTTAAAAACTTCGTACAGAGTTATTACTGGGACTAATAGGGATTCTGTCTTTTCTATTGCTCCCGCAAAATATTCTGCTCTTTTTGTTTCAGCAAAATATTCCAACCAGCCAGAAGAATCTACAACGTTCAAACTCGATCGCCTTCTCGTTCGATTTTAGTATCCATTCCCTTTAAAAATCCTTTTAGTTTTTTAATGGGTTCGATAGGTATCAACTCTATGCGATTTCCGTAATGTATGATTTCGAGATGTCCGCCTACTTTTAATCCCGTTTTTTCACGGATTTCTTTTGGGATAACGATTTGATATTTAGGCGAAATAATTACTTTGTTCATAGTTTATCGATCGTACTTCCGTCTTACGATTCGTCAATCGATAAACTATATTTTATATCGTTTAATCAGATAAATATTTCAACCAGTGTTTTAAAAAGCTTCGCCAGTTTTTTAGCAACGTCTTTATCTATAGACCTCTTTCCGGATTCGTATTCTGATATTTGGGATCGGGCTATGCCAAGTTTTTGCCCTAACTCGGTTTGTGACCAACCAGCCATTTCACGATAAGTTCGCATGTGCGTCCCAGGTGTTGCGAGATGCCCATGTTTTTTCCAAAACTCGCTTTCACGGAATGGCACGGAATCGCTGTTCTTAATTGCCTCAAATAATCTATAAATTTCCTCTTTTCTTTTTTCGCTAACGGATTTAGATGATTCAATTTTTGACTCTAGGTCTTTCTCAAATTTATTTTTCATAGCGCTACCGTCTTCTCTCTCATGGTTTTAAAATTTCCCTTCCGAATAAATTTTAGCTAAATCGCAAACCCGATTTTCTTTCTGGTCTGATTTGAAAAACGTTTTTGCCTTTTCTTTCCGACGGCCGAGGAATCTTGATTTTTCTCGAATCGATTGATTCGAGATACAGCGATAGTGCGTCTTTGGCAAATGCCAAAGACTCTTCCAGCGTATCACCCTCGGTGATGCAACCAGGTAAATCCGGAAACTCAACTGTATAACCTCCTTCGTTTTTATCTTCTGTTAAAATCGCTGGGTAACTGATCATCATTTTAATCCTGCTGTTTTTAGCTTTAGTTCCTTTTTTGTATATTGCATGTGATCCCTTGTCTTCCCGCTTTGTGGGGAGCCTACACGGCTTCGTTGTATTTTCTGATCTTTTCTATCTCTTTACCGTGATCGTTTTGCGCCTCAAAGAGATCGTAAGTATTTTGTAGGTTGAGCCAAAATTTTGCGGTTTGTCCGAAAAATTTCCCCAAACGCAATGCGATTTCTGGGGTAATAGATCGTTTGCCCAAAACCAGGTTGCTCAAATTTGATCGTGGAATTCCTGTCTCAATCGCAAGTCTATATTGAGATACTTCAATCTCGTCGAGATAGTTTTTCAGAATTGCGCCTGGGTGTGGATTGTATTTTTTGCTCACGTTAGTTCCCTCCTAATGATAATCGCCTATAAATTCAATTATAACATTCCCATCGTTCCAGCGGAAACAAATTCGGATCGGACCGTTAACCCAAATTGCATGCTGCCCCGCCCGATTATTTTGTAGTGGATGCAATTTATTTGAAGGCGGAAATTTTAAGTCGTCAATTTCGTGCGCCGCGTCGATCTCTCTGAGTTTCTCGGTGATCTTTCGGCAGACGCCAGGCTGGAAACGTTTGTCCGACCCTCCCTCGTAAATTAATTTGTCTCGCTTGTCCCTGAACTGAACGATCATGTACAAACGCTATCAAATTGATAACGTTTGTCAAACAAAAAATACTCGCGAATCAAAAAAATTAACTATGCATCAGTTAAGCAAAAGTTCAGCCGAAACCTTTTTTATCTTCCCATCCTTTTTTTCGCCACCAGCTCATAGGAGCTATTTCTTCTAATTTTGTTTTTTTATTTAATTGAGTTAAGCCCAACTCTATTCCCTGTATAGTATCCATGCCCTTTAAAAAACCTTTTTGCACCAAAAGTTAAAAAACTTTTAGTTGAGCATGAGAGCGTTCGATTTATTTTGCCGATCATGCAGAGATACAGTGACGATTTTGAAATAAGTATAGACGAGATTGTGCCTTACAAGACTCACGTAGGACAGCGTAAAATTCCAGCAGAAGAGACTGGGGTCCTTGCGAATGATATGGAGATTTTTGGCCAAATAAATCCGATTACAATTAGTAGCCAAAAATATAAACAAGAAGATGGAACAAAAAAATATCTTATCTATTCGGGCGAACGTAGATTTATGGCAGCACGTGCGCTTGTTAAACGAGGATTAAAAAAATATAAAAATATTCGTGCGCGCACTCTTATCAACGATAGTAGTCACGACTCACTAATGCGCGAAGTTTACGGGACAAACAAAGATCGCAAAAATTGGGAAGAATCTGAAATTATTGATATTATAGTCAAAGAATATCCCAAGGAGCGCTTTTTAAAAAATATGGCTGGGGCACCGCGATTAGGACAAAAAAAAGAAACTCCCTTAGCGGACGAAATATCTAAAATTTTTGCAGTTTCAAAAGCCACTGCTTATAGATATATAGAGGCCGCAATTGAACGAGAGGGTTGGCAAAAGCAAAAAAATAAGCCTGAATACCCTCTGCTTGCCTCAAGCGAATTTAGTTTTGCCGAAAAAAGAGCAAAAGCCTATAACAAAGCATTAGATACGTTGAACATGGCGCAAAAAGAAGTGGATCTTATTTTAAAAGATGTGCTTGATCCTAAAAATAAAGTTATGAATCGAAAGGAATTCGAAGCGTTTGCAAAAGCAGTTAAAAATAAAACTGTTCGACATATATAATCGTATGCTTGCTTAAAATTTGATTACGTTTTATTTTCTCAGACAAGAAAATAAAGTCAGGTAGAAGTCTTAAAAAATGTGTATAAAGATTTATAAACAAAAAAGAAAAAGTTGACATTAAGAATTTTCGAACTTTTTGTCACGAGCTTGTGAAGACAAAACGAGCCAAAACAGGACAAAATCGAAAATCACCTAAAAGGGCAACTTTTGAGCTACCTTACGATAATCCGCACAAGAATATAAATTTTGAACAGTTCCAAGCTATTTTTTTGCTTTTGGACGGTGCTACTATTAAGGATACTGCAAGGCAAATTGCAGTATCCGAATCTACGGTAAAACGTTGGCTCTATTCGGATGAGCCTGTTGGTATAAACTTTCGAAGTGCATACGAAAAAGAAGCGGGACAAAGAATAGAAGCGATGCGCATAAATGCGGATACAATCGCATCTGATCTTTATTCTGTGTTTAACGACTGGATTTCTGAATTAAAGAAAAGAAAAGGAAAACTACACCCAAAGGAAGTCCAGCAAGTTTTATCTTATCTTACCAACTCTAAATATTTATTTAAAAATAAGATAGAAGCGGAAGCTGAATCCTCGAGAAAAAAAATACTATCAGGATTGGAATCTTTATTAGAAGAGAAACTGATAGAGCATATATCAAGTAACGAATGAAATTCGAACCAACAAAATTGCTTGAAGGAACTCCGTACGCAAAAGTGGATCCTGCAATACTTGCGGAAGCGGTAAAAAATGTAACCGAAAGACTTAGATCCAAAACGTTTGGCATTAACAGAAAAAAAAATATCTGTAGAAAACGAGCGACTGGTAAAAAAGGATCATTCCAATTTTTTTGTAAACATTACTTTCCTCATTACTTTCCGATGCGGTTTGGCGAACAACAAATGGAGTTGGTCCATCTTATCCAAAGTTATCGATCATTTAAAAACGTAGACGGTTCTAAAAACCGAATCCCTTTAAGGTCCCTTGTCGCTTTATCACGTGGATTTGGGAAGTCAACTATACTTACTCTTTGCGGTGCCCTCTGGCTTGTTCTTACTGGCACTTGGAAATTTCCAATACTAGTATCATCAACACTCGAACAGGCAAAAGAGTTTTTGCGAAAAATACAGGAAGAGTCTGAGGATAATGCCGAACTTGCAAACGACTATCCGGAGTTACTACCTAAAAAAGATATTAAGGGACAAAACGTTTCCTGGTCTGACTTCGATCTAGTTTTTAATGGAGGGTTCCGCATCATTGCAAAGGGTTGGGGTAATGCAATCCGAGGCAAAAGACACAAAAATATAAGGCCGGACGCTCTACTCCTTGATGATCCGGACGAAGAGAAGGACGTAGTTTCTGAATCAACAATGATCCGAAAATATCGTTGGTTTGAACGAGCGGCATTAAAACTTGGGACCGTTTGGGGTATTGATGTTATCCTGTCTTACACTACTATTGCGCCTAATTGTGTAGGCGAATACGTATTTAAGTCGGATCGTTACAAGACCTGGATCCGAAAAAAATACAAAGCCTTAATAACAGATCAAGATGGTACGGAAAGATCGTCTTGGCCAGAAGGCGCTCCTATTGATTTACTTCGAATAGAACGAGACGAAGATCCTGTTACTTTTGCCCAAGAGAGACAAAACGACCCTCTTCCAGAAGTCGGTCAAAAATTTAAGGGACTTGTGCAGACCTGGAAATTCGAACGGCCCGAATCTTTTGCTGGTTGGCAATTAGCCTTGGCTCTTGACTTATCACTTGGCAAAACGGAGAGATCCGATTTTTCAGCGATAGTCGGCCTTGGACTATCACCTTCCGGTAAGTTTTACGAACTCTATTCTGATATTCAGCGGCGACTTCCAGACCAAATTCAAAAAGACTTCATACGGGCATTACAAGCGTTTCCGTGGGATATAGCAGGAATCGAAACTAACGGTGGGCAAGAACACTTTTTATTTGGTTTTAAAGAACACCTAGAAGACTGGAATGAACTTTGCTCTTTGGAAAACAATGAATTGGGTCTGACTCTTGCTAATAAGATAATAGTTCCAGTTGTTGATATAGATAACCGTGGCGATAAAGACAGACGCATCGAGGGAACCCTCCAGGTTCCAATTGCAACTGGACAACTTTTACTTCGGGAGGATTCGACAATCCTTCGAGAGCAATTTGAGGAATTTCCGTATAAAAAGAAAGACGGGCCGGACGCGACGCAAATGGCTTATCGATTGATTGTACACGAACTTAGAAATTCTGTATCCTTCCTTACAGCAGAACAAAGGTCGGGTGCAATTATGTTATCTCAGAAATACAATCAGAATGAAAGCAATAATAATTACATTGCAAAAAGTTTAGATCAATTACGTAGGGACCAGTTGAAGCGTCGTGGATTCTAATATCATTTTCTAAATATATATAAATCAAAAACTTATTTTATCATTTGGCCAAAATTAATTCGATCTGCACTTGAAGCTTTTTGTCAAAATCATCGTTGTAAAAACTCTCAAATGCGCAAACGTAGTTAGTCCATTTTTTTAATCCTCTAGTTTCAAATTCAATTCTGATTTCCATTTGCTCTCGGCGCACATAATGAAATCGGAGATATAAGTTTAATCTGTGCCCTACATAATCTTCCTCCAATTTTACGAATAAACAGAGTATCTTCTTTAATATTCTAAAATCGGTATCGCTTTGAATTCTCTGGCCACTTTCTTCCAATTTTCCTCACAAATATTAAAACTCTTAGAATATACTGAAAATAAATTTAATTGTTTTCAAACCATTTTCAAATAATTTGAAAACTCTTCGAAAATTAGAATTCTGTGAACAAAAAAGGTTTGCAATATTCTCAAACGTTAACCAATTGTCCCCTCTTCGTGGCACGACCTCGCGGAACAAATTACGAAAAAAATCTATATTACAGGACGCCAAAAGAATACCGTGATGGTGAGAAAGAAGTAAAAGGTAAAGCTGCTCCAGCCAATTCAAACGCACCAAAAGAAGAAACAGATCCTCAGCACATGGATCTTTCCACGTTTCGCAAAAGTAGTTTTTACGGGCCGACTCGTACAACGGTTGATCAGGCAATAAATTTAAATAATCGAATGTACGATCTTTTGCGAGCCCAGAAAGATGCAAAGGATCCGATTTATATTGATGACCAGTATGTTCTATTGTCACAGGGTATTCGGTGCAGACCAGTTTTTAGACCAGATCCTTTTGATCTTAGGGACATTGGATATTCGTCCTCTTTAATAGGCTCTATTCACCAAATCCTTTCCGATGATGTTTCGATGTATTGTGATCTTGACGAGGATCCTGGATTCTCAATCGGGATGAAAGAAAAATCAAAGTCACCTTCGCCTGAAGATAAGGTTAAAATGAATGATCTTGGGCATTTGATGTTACTCATGGGTGACAAATCTCTCCCGACGTGGCGGGAACGAGAACGTCTAGGCGAAGTACTTGAAATGGCTACAAGGGATGTTCTTGCAATTGATACTGTCGCTTATCAAAGGACTTATAACAGACGTAACGAATTGATTGATATTACTTATCTTGATCCAGCGACAATTTTCCGTGTCGATCCAAAGAAGGGCTATAAGGGTGATAAAAAAATTACTCATGTCCAGATGATCCGCAATCAAGTTACTGAAGTTTATGAAGCTGGCCGAATCGTTTTGCGTCATAAAAACAATATATCGGACGTTAGGTTTCGTGGGTTCGGAATTAGTCCGATTGAATCATGTATTCTAGAAATCATGTCTTTGATTTTTGTCATTAAACATAATGCCGATCGATTTAACTCAAGGAACCCTCCTCGCGCTTTGATAACAAGCGAGGGAAGCATAACAAAAGCAGACCAAGAAAGATTAGAACTGGAATGGGAGAATGCCTATTTTGGGTCTAGAGGTGGATTTAGACTTCCGATGCTTTTTGGTGCGGGGAAAATCCAAGTGCATAACTTAGAGGTAAATGACGATTTTGAATTTGATAAACTCTTACAGATGACCGCGTCTTTAATTTGTGCGCGATACGGAATTGATCCTGCACAAATAGGGCTTAAACTCAATCAATCCACAACACTTTCGGAACCCTCCGTTGACGGAAGGCAACATTTCGCAAGAGATCGTTCGCATGGATCTCTCATGGCATTTCATCGAGACTGTTTGAACGAAGTACATGATCCACAAGATGATTCGCTTTATAAATTAATTTTTAATGGGGTTAAGGTCGACGAGTCCGCGAAAAAAGCTGATCTTTACGATAAGCAATTTAAAACTTTTAGAACTCTTGATGATATTTTAAAAGCTGAAGACAAGCCAACAATGCAGGAACTTGCAAATAACTATAAAGTAAGTGGAGTAATATCAGATGACCAAGCTAAAAAATTTGCTCAAATGGGCATGTTGATTGGGAATCCTTATTTTGCAGCAGAGTTTAGTAAAATTTTGGGAAACGGATCTCAATTTGGCCAACCCCCTATATCATCAGATAATCCTTCAGACGGGAATTCAAACTTAGGTTCCGATATAAACGAAGAATTACCTTGGGATGATGACGACTTTATTACTCCAAATGCAGAAACGGAATCTCAATAATATATAATATAATGCACTCATAAAAGAGTAAAAAAAATAAGGTGATATAAAATGTCAGAAGTCAATACACAAGATAAAGAACAAACGGAGCTGGTAGAAGAAAATAAAAATCCAATTCCTCCTCCAGTGATTCCAAGTGAAGAAGAGGACAAAGCCCCTCCTCCAGTAAAGAATCAAGATCGTACCTTGGGAGAAAGCTCTGAGGAGGTAAAAGGATTTTTGCAACCGATTATAGACGGATTGTCTGATTTAAAAAAATCGGAATTATACGATAGCATTCTCCAAATGCTACTCACGGCAAATAGAGGAGTCAAAAGCAATATTTCGGGCGTAATTGATTTGTTTGCTTCGAAGGGCATAGAAACTGAAAAGTTTACAGTTGAAGAGTGGAACGAGTTAGCGGAAAAAATTATCAAAACTGTGCATACAGAAAAATACGATAGGCTTAGCAGCGCGATCGAAGGAATCCTGCATCAAGGTGCAGGTAAGAAAACTAAATTATCACTCTGGTCTTCAGCAATTGATTCGTTTTTTGCAGAATTGGCAGACTGAAAGTCCTTTTTTAAGAGGCCGTGCGGGACGCGAATTCCAACTACTTGTTGGAGACCGATTGAAGTGGTTGGAATTTTGTGTATTAGGTCCTAAATATCCAGATATTTACGCTTCAAAAACTTTTTTTCGCAAAGGAATATTTTCATGGGGTAAGAAAACGATCGGAAAATATTTCCCAGGAATTTTTGAAAAAAAATTCCCCGAAGACCGTCCCCCGTTTATTAAAATTGGAAAAGATAACGAAATCAGCCAAGAAGCATCTGAATCAGAATTTGATAAATGGCTTTTTGAATATTTAGAAAGGGATTGGAATCCAGTTTATAAACAAATCGGAGAATCGGGAACTTTTTTAGGGTATCTTTCGGGGTATTTGAGCGGATCCCTGAAATTACCGATCGAAACGATCGACGAAATGGGGATTGAAGATTATGATCGCGCTCTGAAATACAAACTTGGATTTGGATTAGAAGATCGGCAATCTTTTGAAAAAATCATTTCAAAAAGTCGAGAAAGAGAGTTGGCTGCTGAGTATGCAAAGAGTCATGGTTCCGAATGGATCGCGATCTATCAACGCGATGAAAATGGAAATGTCATGCAAGATTCACAGGGGGATCCGGTTCGAGGTGGTAAGCCTTTTGAATATTTATCTCTGATGTATCGAAACATGATTTCAGCCGCAATCGGTGAAGGGAAAACTATGGAGCGGTTACAGTCAGAAATGGCCTACCCTGATTTGTTTGAACTCGTAGAAAAAGGTAAAATATCGGAAGACGAATATCTTAAAATACTCGATGGAAGTGAGTCGTCTCTTTTAACTCTTAGGCTGAACAGAAACTTCCGGCGCTTTGCTTGGACGGAGGCGTCAATGGCTTTTAATGCGGGGAGAATTTCTGCATTAGTAGAAAGTGGAATCAATTACGCGATTTTTACAAAAGGCCGAAGGATGATGTAATGTCTATGAGTGAGTTAGATTAAATAAAAAATCCGAAGGGAAAAATGGAATTAACAAATCTTTATTACATTGAGTCTGCGATAAAAAAAGTTGTCATTACTCGCATTCTAAATTTTGAACTTTGCTTTGATGAGCAGTACTATACACTTAGAAGATGTTCTGATTCACTTCTAATTTATGAATCCAAAAATTATTACGAAGTAAAAAATTATGCTGAAAATCAAGAATATCAATTAGCAGGACCATTTTACAAATATGGGGCGTGAGTTTCTTAAAACTGGAGGTAATACCTTTAAAGTAGAGATTGGCCCCTCTACATTCAATCCAAACCCACCTGACGATTTAATACAAAGGCAAGGGGAACCGGTTATTTGGTTAAGATCTTTTCCGAACCCTAGTGCCAACAGTCAGCAACTAATGGCACTACCAGGTGCAGATGGAATATTTTATCGGATTGATAAAACGTTTAGAGTACCATTAGAAGACTTACAAAATCAGCAATTCGATGGAAACGATTTATATACTCGTTATGGACCGATAAAAAAAATCCGTAAATTATACGTAGTTCGTTCGGAAGAAGAAGGTGGAAACTTTGAATTAAAAGTTGAAGAGATTGATGGAAACAGGATTAGAATTTTTCCGGAAAGAGAATTCGAATCCTATATGCTAGTTCGATGTGATTATGAAATTTCCGTTATTGACGAGGATGAAAGTATTACTGTGATCCAAAAACTTGATGGAAACATAATAAACTTCGAATTATTTCCGAATAAGTTGGTAACTAATGTAAAAGCAATTTGGCGAAAAAGACCATCTGAGCAGACATTCTCTCTACTTCCAGATTTCAGGCATGATTTGGTAAATCTATATATAAAGGATATATCCTCGATAGGGACAGTTTTCAAAATGACCTTAGATTCATTTTCCTCTATCAAAATCGGATACCGAATGATTGAAGCAAAGGATCGAAGATTAGGAAAATCAGGAATAGATTTGCAAATAGGTGACCTTGATGTTGTCGTAGGGTCTACAACAAACTTTGCAAAAGACGATTTGATTATCTTATTGAATTCGCTAATGACCGAAAAAGAAATTTGCAAAAGAAATAAGGATGGGTTTTATCCTATAAAATATACACCCGTAAGAGAAATATACTCAATACACTCCCAAGAAAAAGAATATTTCGATTACTCTATAGAGAAATTTAGATTCTTAAAATTGAATGAAAAATTCCTACCAGAACAAATATCTATAGTTTACGGATTTAATCCAAAATTTAAGATTTTGCCCTCAACTAAACTATCAGCATTAGCAGATAGGATACAACCTAGAGAATGGGTTGCAAGACTAGATCAAACTGAACTTGATCTTTCTGAAATAATCCCTGGTATTTCGCATTAAATTATTATTGCAAAGTAAAAATAATCTATAATTTGTCGCTTTTCGTATGAATCAACACGAGATTATTCAGACTTTTTTAAAAGCCCGCAAGTTTGAAGTAGGAAGGGAATCTATTCGTAAGGATGGAATTTATCGGAAAATTTCAGATTCCGGCAAAAAATCAAAACAATGGAAGTTGGTTCAAAAACATAGTGAGGATAAAAACAGGTTCTCCAAAATATTTGAAGCGATAACAAATTTTTTTGGAGCGATGTTACCGAACAAAACAATTCCAAAACAAGAGTATGAATCGAATAAAATAAAATCAAAAGGAATATCTATACAAGAATGGACTAAACATTTTACAAGATATTTTGAAATCAAATCCCAAATTGATGCAATATTTCACCAAGAAAGATTTGCAAATAATACGAATTCACAAAAAATGATCCGGCAACTTCGCTAATGAAATTCATTTTAATTTATGATATAAAAAATCAACCAAGTAATACGTTGAGTTATAATATTTGTAATCTAAAAGGTGAAAAATTTTCTCGTTATTTTAAACTATTAGAACCACAAGCGGTCATATCTATTAATCCAACAAAGCAAGCTATAGAGTCCGAAATTTTTAAAAATGACAAAGTTGAAATATTACAATTAGGAAGTGATCAAGGTGAACCCTATTCAATAACAGGTCTAATATTAATAGATTTTAAAGAGGTGATCTTATGACCGCAGATAATCTTCAACGAGCGATCGAAGAAGTTCATTCTCTTATGAGTAGAATGTCTCAAAAACGAAAAGATTTGATTGAAGATGAATCATATATTTTAGAAATTAAAATGTATCTTAGTCGTTTTGATCTTTTATATAAATATATAGAAGATAAATTAAGCTTGAATAAGCTGCGATCTTTAGCTTATCCGTTTACAATTTCATCTAGTAATGGAATTCATGAAATATTTATCCCAGCAATGAATGCAAGTTCATATATTTCTGGCCTCAATAGAGCTGTGAAAACAATAAATCCAAAAACAAATTTGTACTTATCAAATATATTAAGAGGGAGTACAATACTTTGTTTTGAATATAGTGAAGACAATTATTTAGATGAAAAATTTAATAAAATAGAAACTTCTACTATACTTTCAGATCTTTGTCAGGCTTTAAATGAAACAGAGAGCACAGCTATAGCTGAAGTAGAAAAAATAGTAAAAGGAAAAACTAAAAGAGAGTCAATTTTGAGATCTATAAGAAGTTTAACTCCTATTATTGGCGAAAGTGATATTGAAACAATATTAGAAATGAACTATATAGAAAAACCAATTATATTAAATTCAGAAATAAGGAAAACAATAAATACTATTGTCCCAACTTCTATACCCAAAAATGCAAATGTCGACTGGGAAAACAATTTAGCTATCGGTTATATTCGAGAAATTAACAATGTTTCAAAAAGTTTTATCCTTTACAATAACAATAGTTATGATGATAATACGGAAGCTTTAATAAAAGTATTTTATAAAGACGAGACTATTGAAGATGAGCTATTAAATAAATTTACTGATAAAGTAACTATAGATTTTAAAAAAGAAAACAGAAGGTATATATTATCAAAAATAAGATAGCAGCTAAAGAATTTTTTTATCCTTCGTATGTTGAGACTTTAGTTTGTCAAAAATAAAATGGTAAGTTTCAAATTTCTTTCAGAAGGGAATGTAAGTATATACCATTAAAGTAGTTTATTTAAAAACTCTTCCATTTAACCAAATTGAAATTTTATTTTAAGTATTTTGATAAATAATTTCTTTTTCAATTTTAAAATCTAAATATTCTTTTTTTAACATTCCTTCACGTATTACTTTAGCCCATATTTTTTTTTCTTTATTCCAGTAAAAACCCGATTTAATTGCTAAATCTTTTTTATCAAAATCCAAATGCGCGGTTACTCTTAAAAGAGGTGTTTGAGCAAGTTGTATTATTTCATCCATATTATATTTGCTAAGTATATTCAACATAGTTAAAACGTCAAATAAGGCCCTATGGCTTTGAAAAGGCATTAATCCATGTTCAAAAGATAAATAATTTAATTTCCTGGTTCGAATATTTCAGCGATGCAGTCAGGCAAATGCAAGAAACCTTTAATAGTTGTACCAACTTCTGTCTTGCAAAACTGGGCCCTAGAATTTAAAGAGCGATTTCCGAATGTGCCTGTCCAAATGGTCGGAAGTCCAGAGCTAAATAATTTAAATAAGTCAGAGAATGGTTTCCAGGTTGAGGAAGGAGTAGTTACAATCATGTCCTACGATGCATTTACTCAATTTGGATTTAGTAATGAAAGGTATGAAGAGCTAACAAACCAAGTGCGCGATCAAATTTACAACCCAGATAACTCAAAAGAAAAGAAAAGAGAAAAAGCTCAAATGGATGAAAAATCCAATTCAATCGTATCGGAAGCAGTTAAGGGCACTCGATCAGATTTACTTTTTGATAAGGCTGGATTTGATCATATCACAATCGATGAAGCCCACAATTTTAATAACATTTTTGTGGATGTAGCATCAACTAAAGGCAAGACTGAAAATAAATTAAAGGGTCGAGAAGACGATACAGGAGTTAACGAGTTTGATGGAATCACAGGTGGTACTCCATCTGCTCGAGGAATTAAACTATGGCTGGCGGCAAGACATATCCTTGAAAAAAACAATGATCGAAACGTTTTATTATTGAGTGCTACACCATTTACTAACAATCCCCTACAAATCTACTCACTTCTTTCAATTGTTGCGAAAAAAAGAATGGAAAAAATGGGAATAACGAACGTTCGAGATTTTCTTGGAACGTTTGTTGAAACGCGATATGAAAATGTGATCGAAGGAAACGGGAAGGTTGTTAATAAGCAAGTTGTTCGTTCCTTTAAAAATGCACAAGCGTTACAGAATTTAATTTCGGAGTATTTTGACTTCCAATCAGGGGACGCAAATGGAGTTGAACGACCGAACCTGAAAATGAAAGCAATCACTCTCCCCTTAACAAGTGAACAAGAACAGATACGCAATCGACTTGAATCAATGTATGATTTGAGAGATGCGTCTGGAGGTGCTCTTGGGGGAGCTTCTTTAGTTTCTATTCTTTCGCAACAAATGATGAATATTTCTCCTGCCTTAGTTAAAAAAGGAGAAGGCGAAGTTTGGAATTATGCAGGCGAAATCAATCCAGAAGGTGATAAGGATATTGTAGAAAGATCTCCGAAACTTCAGTTTATAGCTGATTCCCTTGCAGAATTTTATAATCAGTATAAGAAATCAAAACCTGGGGAAAGAATTCCGGGTCAATTGATGTTTATGCCGAAGGGTGTTGAATACATTTCGAAAATTAAACAATATCTAATGGTAAAGCATGGAATTCCAGAAGATGCGATTGGTGTCCTAACATCGGACACTAAAATTAAAAAAGCAAAGGATCCGGAACTTGCTAAACAAGGATTATCTAGATTCACTGAAATTTCTGATCAATTTAATTCCAGCGAACATCCTTGTAAAATCCTCATTGGATCGGACGTTATAAAAGAGGGAGTATCCTTAAATAATAATACAATTGCGGCGTATAATGCTTCGATCGACTGGAATCCGACTACCGAAGTTCAGAAAAGAGGGAGACATCATAGACCTGGAAACTTACAAAAAAACGTTCAGTGGATTGATATATTGATGGAAGATTCTATTGATTCAAAACTTTATCAAAAACAATCCGAAAAGATTTCTCGCATCAACCAGATTTTCGAAAGGAGTGGATCGGCTGCAATAGATGTTTCGGATATAAATCCAGAGGAATTAAAAACTGAGATTATTAGAGATCCAAAAAGAAAAGCACAATTTGTCGTCAATGAGGAAGCTGCAAAGGTAAGACAAGAGTCTAAGGATCTTCGAGGCCGATCATTCACGCTCCAGGGAATTGTCGATGAAATTAGAGAGCTAAGAAATTTAATTAGTAACGAAGAGAACTCGTTAAACAGAGAAAAAAAGGAATTAAAAGAAAATTTGGAGGAGTTTAACAAACTTAAAGAGACAGGACGCTATGAAAGTTATGGGCCACATTCTGAACTTGGAATTAGCTATCAAAAGAAGACAATCCAAGATATAGCAGCAAAATTAGCGATAAAAAAAGCTAAGTTAAAAAGAAACGAAGATAACTTAGAGAAAAAAGGACTAAGTGATTTAGAAAAAGCCGAAGCCGAAGCAAACAAACTTCTTGGTGAGTCGGATACATTATCAGAAAAAGTTAGTGAAATTCTTGGGAACAAGAAAGAAGAGTATATTGCTAAGTTTACAAAAGAACTCGCAGAAAAAGAAAAGAACAAAGCAAATGAATCTATTGATGCGATTGTTAAAAAACATGTTGGCGAACTTTTGTCTGTTGCCGGAATAAATGAGTATAGAAAATCCTTAGCCTTGGATCTAGAAATTAGAAACAGGTTTACTTTAAAACGATTCCTGAAATCCGCATGTTAGAAATATACTCTTGACTAAAAAATTTATTAATAAATTTGTCCCGAACTTATGGCAAATAGTTGGAAAGGTTTTCTTTTTGACAACCCAGATAAAGAAGCAAATCGCAATCTATTAGAAAGGTGTTTTACCGGAAAAGAAGTTGGGACGTTCGAACCTGGTTTGCCTGTACAAGGTGGATGGGGTTCTGTAGTAACCACGGATGAAATTCGATATTCTTGGATGATCGGAAATTCCAGGTTGATGTCAACGGACGGATCTTATATTACCAATGAGAATCTCCAAGGGTTAATCCATAGGATAACGTTAGCCTTATCGAACGAACTAGAGCATGATATATACCCACAAGTCTACCGCCACAGACCCAAGGGAAACCTTCCTCGATTCATAGAAGATCATGCCAAATGGTTTGATCCAATAGATTACAAAAATGATGATGTTGGGAATAATTTTTTTGTATCATTAGGAAAAGCACCGTTGAATAGAGTTTTACGTTGGGAATTTGTGAATCCAGTCTCACGTAGCTCAGACAATGTTCCAGATGGAATGTCTATTGATCTTTTAAGCAAATCAAGAATAATTTACGAGTCCGGGATTTTGCGATCTGTCGGGATGCTTGGAAACGGTTTCAATTTTAATCCGAATGCAGCAATAAGATCACAAAGAGTATTTGCAGGACTTCCTCAAACAAGGGTTCCAACAGTTCATTATATTGATTTTATTTCTGGGTACGATTCAGCTGCTAGAGTGCCAGCGGAGTTGTGTGAAGTGATTGGAATGTTGGCATGTTTGAGGGTCATGTCTGCACATGGTGAATCTAAAGCAGGTGCAATCGCCTCCTATTCTGTAGGAGTTGGACCATTACACGAATCAATTTCCACTACACAATCAGCAACATCTTCTCTCTTCGGAGCAAGGCAATTAGAACTCTATAATAGGTTAAAAGTGATTGGTCCTGGAATTATTGAAAGATACAAACCAAAACGTTTAGCAATTTTATAAAAGAAGGAGAGAAGTTTTTTGCCACTTATAGAGGCGATAAACCAGAAAAAGAATGGGAAGAGCAACTAGAGCATTTTCGAGGCGCTTTGAGAAAAAACGGGTTCATGAAATTTTAAACAAGGAATCATTCGAACTTTTGGGATTTTCTAAAAAATTCCATGATGAAAATATGAATCCTATACATAGGAGGATTGTATTAGCACTTTTTAGATTTGGATTTCAAAAACTTTCGAAATTTGTTCAATCATTTGCAGGTTTTACAATTGTACATGTTTCAAAAGTTCCTCCTAAAATTGATATTTATTCGATGGGCACTTACGTAGGTATTGTAGGATATTTCTACTGGACCGGAAATCTATTCTTGGCTCAAATTCTAAGTTTAGGAAGGGATCCGCTCAAGCTGATTGAGATGTCAAAGGTATTAGTTGCTTCAAATTATCGAGAATCTCAGTGTGAATAATTCTAATACGATTATAGAGGGCGTTTAATTCAGGCTTAGGCGCTTTCATCTTCTTTTGTTTTGGGGTCATTATATCGTATAGATTTCGATGGTTTATGAAAATTGCATCTATAACAGAAAGCGTTAAATTTCGTTGTGCGTGCGTTAGGTAAGTTGGCTTTTGACGAATGTCTTTCAGTTTTTTAATTTGGGAAGGATATATGGCGATCTTCCCTTCTGCATGAAGATTAAAGATACGATCAATGGCAGCGTGTAACATTATGAATTCTGATTGTGGAATGTTCGGTTGGTCTTGCATACTCTAGGACAAAAGCTTCTTTAGATTTTTTTGACAATCATTATTTTTTTTACTTGCAATTCCTTAAAAGGATTTCTCTTGTCCGTCTTCAGCAATTTGCATTGCGGAGAGATTAATGAGCCCGGACATTCACCAAAAAATCCAATATAATCAGAGCGACATGTTGAAATCAGAAGTTCTTCTGACTTCTGCAGAGAGAGCTGGACTCAATTTAAAAGCAGGGAGCGATCCTTTATTTATAAGAGAATCTGATACGGGAAGAATTCTTTTTTGGGACAGGTTACGTTGGGTTGATGTCTTAAATGATCCAGGTTTCGTCGGCATAAATATTCTCCGATTGGTCTCAAACGTTTCGGATGGGGAGACGATTACTATCGGAGCCTTTACCTTTCAATTCGATCGAGCGCAAGTAGGTGTTCCTGAAGGAAGAATTGGAATCATCACTCATTCAGATGATACGCCTACTACCGTATCATCTGCAATTGCGTATGCAATCAATACCCAAAGTCGTTCAGAAGTTTTGGCATTAAAAATGTCGGATAATGAAATTCTTACTATCAACAAAAATTTTGAATCACTGACGTCTTTTGGATCTACGATGGTCGGCACAAACAATCAATGGGCATCACCGAATTCTATTGTTGGTCAAAAACCTGGAACTGTTCTGTCTGGATTTGTAAAAAGAGTTCCAACAGCAGTAGAAGTAGCTCTTGGAAAGATGAGATTTGCTTTTGATTTTCAGCCGATCTTACAAGATATTCGGGTAGTTCTAACAACTAGTCCAGGTGTTCAAGTTGCATGGGATGGAATTATATCTATCAATGGAACAATTCTGACTATTGATAACGCCTCCGGATCCACTCCGTTTTTAACAACACATACAATTAATCTATGGGTGGGTAAAAGTGCGTAAAACTTTCACTATTCAGGACCTTGAGTTATCAAGAATCAATAATCATTTTACGACTCCTTTGGTTACGGTAAATGAAGAAGGTGTGCCGATACCAAATCCGAAAATTGTCCTTAATGATTCTAAGCGTATTTTTGTTATTCTAGAAGTAAGAGCATCTGGTCCTTGGGCTATCGATTTTATGAATAACTCCGCTAAGGATAATGTTCAAAATTACATCAGGAATGGTAATGGTAGTGAACAATTTACAGTTCCTTTTGCTGTTGAAAGTGCAACTCTAACCGGTATTTCAGAAGTTTCCGGTTATTTTATACCGGTATTTTAATGAATCGTCTCCGAGTAAAAATTGACATTTCGCTTGTGAATGAAAATGGCGGACTAACTCCCTTTCCGACAAAATCTATAGATTACGATTTTGAAGCGGGAAGTTTCGGAGATTTTTTTGATATAGATAACCGTGTAAGAGATACACAAGTAACTCCGATTCAAATGGATCTTGCACGTTACAAAATAATCAATGCGGTTTTTCTTTTTGCAAACTACATAGATTCCGATCCACAAAATGGGATCAAGGCAGGTGATCCTGCAAAAATACAATTTCAATCAAAAATTAATGGTGACTGGCACGAAGCAGAAGTCGTTGCTTTGGGTGGTTTTCAACCAGAACAACTTTTAATAAAAGCAATCGGAACAAGACGAATTCGAGTCACAGAGGTAATTTCAAGTGAGTGATTTCAATGCAATCGAAAAACGATCCTTTCTTAAATCAGCACAAATTAAGGATGTTGAAAGAGAAGGAAAGATGCTTAACGTCTTACTTAAGATCTCAAGTGAATCAAGAGATCGTCAAGGTGACATGATTCTAAAATGCGCATGGGATCATCCGGATGACAAGGAATATTTTAAAACCAAATCTTATGTAGATTGGAATCATCTTTCTTATGTTTTAACATTTTCGAAATCAGATTCTCCTATCAATCGCGCTGAAATAGAGAAAGCAAGACAGGGTGCGGTCCTTGGTCGTCCAACAGGTGAATATTTTTGGGAGAATGATGGTCTTTATTGTAAAGCAAGGATAAACACAGAAAACGAATTCATAAAACCGTATATACCTTTACTCCAAGACGGGTTTACTGGACTTGAGGCTTCAGCTGCAGGTGGTTTTTATAAACCGAAACAAGAAACAATTTCTAAATACGGCCCAAACACTTACGATCGAGCAAGAATTGGTCACATCGCTATCTGTCCACCTGGAGAGGCTGTTAATCCAGACACACAAATGGTTTTGATGAAATCTGTTCTGGCGCAAACTTTCAATTCAGGTCTTATCAGTTCGCCTCCGAGCGAAATTGTAGGTGGAAAAATCGAAACTCTTCCACCTATTCCAGGGACACTCAATGAAGCAATTTCAGGATACATTATGCAATCATGGGGATATAGAGATTACGTTTCTGATGCGCTTATCAAATATATGGAAGCCGGAATTTTAAAACAGGAATTCGAACCTATTCGAGATTTCATGGTTCGATACGGACTCAGCGTACAGGAAGCGAGCGGGCAATCCGCTAAACTGTTAGTTCATTTAGACCAAAAAGGTTAAGGAGCAATAAATGAAAGATAAATACGAAAAATGGAAGAAGGGTTTCTTGAGTCCGTTTATGAAATCAGAAACCGCTTCTACTCCTCCTCAGGATGATAGCGAAGATCAGGATGATTCCGAATCTGCAATTACTGACGAACTTATTTCAAAACTTCAGGCAGCGATTGAAAAAGGTGAAGTTAAAGTAGAAGAAGCCGCGATCAAAGAATGGTGCAAAGCGAATGGACTTGAGGATGAAGATTCTCAAACTGTTTGGGATACGATCAAAGAAATCGTCGATGAAGACATTCCATCTGGTAACGAACCAGACAAATCGATGCAAAAAGGTGGATTTGCTTCTTTGAAACTTAGAAGCGATCTTAAGCAGTTCAGCAAATCTTTAAACTCTTTTGGTAATAGATCTAAAGAACATGGTGAGGTTCTCGCTCTTTTAATCAAAGACAACGAAGCTTCGGAAAAACAAATCTCAGAGTTCAAGACCGAGATTAATTTTCTAAAATCGGAAATTCAAAAAATCGGCGGACTTCCACAGGATGGAAAAAAAACCATAACATCCATTGATCAGATTACAGATGACCAACTCGGCAATAGAGAACAGATCATAAAGATCCTTTTTAAAGGAGCACAGGAAAAGGTTCTTAGCATTGGAGATTTGCAAACTTACAAATCTCAAGGGATACTCACAGAACCTGCAAAATTATTTTTAAAATCTTCACAAGGAGGAAACTAGAAGATGAAACTTAAAAATATTTGGCTAGTTTTAGCTTCGTTTATTTTTTTGATGGCTGGGAACCTTTTAGGATTCGGAGACCCCTCTAACGTTATGCTAGGATTAGTTCCAGCAACGTTTACAGACATCAAACCTCTAACCGAATTCGCTAAAACTTTTAACGCAAACTCTCAAGGAATTACGGATGTTGCTGCTCTTACAAATGGAGCTGCCACAACCATGCACTCTTTAGATGAAGAGATGGTCCTATTTGCTCAAAATACCAATGACTACAGATTTCTAAATACGATGTATTACAAGGATACCAAATCCACTCTTAACGTCTATGGAAGAATTTTGGATTGGGGTGGAAATGGTGATTTCTCGTTTGTCGGTGAGACAGATGACGCGGAATTCAAAGATGTTATTATTGATAGAGTTGCAAAAGTTATTTCTTATCTAGCAGAAGGTTATGCAGTTTCTAAAGTTCTAGATATGTCTGACACTAATTCGAATAGCAATCCGGAATCGATGCAGATTGAAGGTTGTATCAACAGAATCATGAAAACTCTTTCCTATGCGTCATGGTATGGTAATAAAAGTATCAACGGACTCGAATTCGATGGTTTCGTAACCGAACTCGTAAAAGCTGGACAAGTTTTTGATGCAGAAGGTGGATTTCCGGATTTAAAAAGTATCAAAGAGTTGGCTGTGAATATTCGAACACGTTTTGGTTTCGTGAATGAATTTTGGTTACATGATTCCGTGAAGAATGTATTAGACAATTATTATGTAGGTGCAAAGGAATTTATTGCCCAACCTTCTAATGGCGATCCTTCAATTGGTTATAATATTCCAAGTTTGATTGGAGCTCCATTACGTAACAATAAATTGGATTTTAAAACCGATCTTTGGATTAATCGACACCTTGTTCCCCTCCCTACTTACAGAGACGCAAATAATATTGAAGTTCCCGGAAAAACAAACCCAAAAGCGCCTGATCAGCCAACGGCAACTGCGGTTATTTCTGGAGGAGCTATCTTCGGATCTAAGTGGAAGTCTGCTGACATTAAAGATTCGTCTAATGCTGATTCTAAAATCAGTTACAAAATCGTGGCATGTAATCGATACGGAAGGAGTGCGTCTTTTATTACAGTGACAACTCCAATTGCTATGGTTAAAGGAAGGTCCATTGTTTTAACCATTACACCAGCCGGATCAGGTGAAACTGCTAGTTACTATCAGATATTCAGGGAATCTCAACCAGGAAATGGGAAGTTTCACCTGATAGAACGAATAGCTAAGTCTAGTGGAGCAACAACAGTTTATTCCGACGTCAATGAGTGGATTCCTGGTTGCACCGAAGGAGTAATGGGTGATTTTAATGCGCAATCTCCTTTAAACCAAACAAGAACGTATCAGATGCTTCGGATGCTACCGCTGGTTCAGACAAAATTTTCCCCTAACGCGGTTTATCAAAGAAAGCTGGCTGGTATGGTCGAATTTTATGGCGGGCTTGTGGTATTGCAACCTTACCGTTTCTATCTTGTAAAAAATTTACCTACTTCAATGGCCGCAGCATAAAAGAAGGTAAATTCTAAAAAAGTGAATTAAAGAAGGGCGGGTTACTCTGCCCTTCTTTGTATATATATAAGGAATATGTTAATTACAAACTCAGAAGGAACTACGGATGTTGCTGCTCTTACAAATGGAGCTGCAATCACTAAAGACCCCATGTCTGTGTTTAAGAAAAATACTTATCACAAGGATTTCAAAAATTTCTTTAAAAAAAAATATAAGAAGTCAGATGATAAGAAAACGATTTGTGTAGATTTTGATGGAGTAATCCATTCTTATTTGAGTGGTTGGCAAGGGATCGATATTATTCCAGATCCTCCAGTTGAGGAAGCTTTTGATTGGCTTTATGACAATTCGAACTATTTCAATATTATAATCTATTCTTCGCGATGTTCTGATGTAAAAGGAATCGAAGCAATTAAAAGTTTTTTGAATACACATCAAAAAGAATGGCGACAATCAAGATACACACGAAATCTCGGTGTCCCAAAGGTAAGTAGATTTTCAGATTTATTTCAGTATTCTGCGAAGAAAATTCCAGCGCACCTTTATTTAGATGATCGAGGAGTTCAATTTAAAGGTATCTTTCCTTCGATAGAAGAGATTGAAAAATTTTGCTCCTGGGTGGATTCTAAAGAAGCCGAATTCTTTCATAAATCCCACGCCGCACAAGCTGGAGACAAAAGAACCTGGAACGATGGCCTACAGCACGAAAAACTTTCGAGTGGCGATTGGAAGACGATAGGCAAAGGAAGAGAGTCTTCTCAGAACTTTAAGCCAACTGGAAAAGTTCAGACTTCTTCTGGAAGTTCTAAATCCCATGCAGTTACACATGAACAAAAAGCTGTCGAAGTACTTGGTCGCTGGAAGGAATTTGAACAAAAAGCAAAAGAAAGAAATCGTGACCGGATTGCTCGGACTCCTCCGGAAAAACGAGTGCAACTAAATGACGTAAAGTATTCAGTTCCTGGAGACATTGTTAGGATCGAGCGACCAAACAGCGGAAAAATCAACCGAGGTCATATAGCTGAAGTTTTGGGTAAAGTTGACGATATGATCAAAATCAAACTTCCTTCTGGAAGCGAATTTCTTTTTGCACCCCATGACTTAGCTTATGCAAAATCTTTCGAAGCAAGGCCGATTTTTTCCTATCAGTTCTTAAAAAGTTCAGAATCAGATAACCCAAATATCCATACTTTTTCCGATGGAAATACTTATGAAAAAGAAGGAAATGGTTGGAGGTTAATTTCAAAAAATGAAAAGAACAATACTACTCCAGAAAAAGATAAAGAGTTCGTTGAAGAAGCAATGAAAGTAGGAGATAAAATTCCAGTTAAAGTTCTTAAGAATTATCCAGAACTTTTACAGGAATTTCCGGTATATAATAATCGGGTCAAATCAATCGAGGCACTTTCAAACAAATTCCTGAAAAGATGAAAGATTCTATTTTTGCTAAAATAAAATCTAACCCTAATATGTTTCCTCGTTTTTACGCGGTTCTTGGTGCAGCAGCAGTCGAAATACGAAACAAATGGGAATTTATGGCTGGAAAACGTGCTGAAGTTTCCGTCAAAAATGGCGGATTAGGTTGGTGGGGACAACAGTATCTTGCTAACGGACAAATCCAAATTAAACGAGTTGGTTTAGGATTTCGAATTTTTTATGATAGCAACTCGTCTGCTTATGATTTTGAAAAGATTGCTGAAAAAGGTCGTCGTGCTTTTGATATTGCCTCTTATTTACTTTCTAATTCAAAAAAAGTAAGAATTAATGCTAGGGGAAAGAAATTCCTGATTATTCCAATGAAAGGAAAAGAAAAGGAATCTGCCTCAACTGTAATGAAGATTCTTTCAACTTCAAAGGTTTCTTCTCCAATGGGTGGACAGGTAAAGAGGAATTCGTATTCGATTGAGAAAATTGAAAGTAAATCACGTTCGAACACTGTAAAGTTTCAGCAGTTAAATGAACGCGGTGGAAGTTCCACAACTGCGAGCAAGATGGTAGTGCTAACGGAGGATTCTAATTGGGAACCTTATCCAGAGATCAAAGGACAAAAGTTTGTTCAAAGAATGCAGGAAGAAGCAGATAGGGTCTTGAGAAGTTCGGAACTCTTAAAAAATCTTGCAGAAGCTTTAACTTTAGATTTAAAAGAACTATATTTAAAGAAGAAAAAGAAATGATACTTTGCCTTTATCAATGTGATCCGGAACAGAGAGTAATCGAAGAACTCTCAAAATTACTGGATGAGAGTGGATTAGAAGAACGCTCCATTGAATCCAAAGATATAGTTACTTACGGTCATCCCTTATATACTTTTGCAAGTTCGGGTGAAAATGCTAAGAATAGTTTTTTTCCAAAGGTCGGCATTGAATTTCAAAACGATGATATTTCAGCTGAATTAGGAATGAACCTTCAGTACTCTGATTATAATGATCAGATAAAACGCAAATTACAGTTTTATAGAGATCGCCATAATTCACAGTTTGAAAATCCTGATTTCAAACAATTTGATAAAGTTCTCAATGAAAATTTCAAAACTGTTGAATATTATACTAGTCGAGTTGACTCAAATGTTTTGATTACAGGATGGGGAGGTGGAGGAGTTTTAGGAAGACGTACAAGTAACGATCTTTATAAAATTGTAACAGCACTACTCCCTTTTCTGTTTGCAAGAATTTATAAAAACTACCGGGTTTCCGCACGTATCGATGGAAGGCTTCAGGCTAATATCGAAGCGCCTGAGATTATGCGGGGTTGTTGGGGATTTGAATTTTCGATCGTTATCTCACAGTTAGTTCGAGTTTATAAGTTTAGCAAAGAACCCTTCATCTCTAAAGCAGATGTTTATCTTGATAGAGGTAATGATGCTGGATCAACGTTTCAAGATGGAATTAAATTTCAGGCATTGCACGGAAAAATAAAAAATTATTCTTCTGATCCAAAAAAAATCTGATTGATTTTTAAAACAGTTACTTCTCTTGTCCCCAATCCATGGCAGGCAATACAACCCCTTCTGAAATTAAAATAAGCCCACTAGAAAAATTTATTTCTGAAACTTCGGAATTATCTCGTTATTCGATGGCACATACTTTCCGAATTTTTTGTGCTCAAAATTTCGATAAGTTCAATTCGCTAAAAACTGAGAAAGATGTAACTCAAGCTTATGATCTTTTTTTTCACGGATTGGAGCCAAAGAAAGAAGTTATAAATACGTCTGCAGAAGAAACCAAAGGTGGTTCTAAGTAATGGGAACTTCAGGGAGCGAATTTCAAGGAAGAGCTTACGTTGCTCCAGGAGCTCGTGGTAAGTTTCAAAGTATTGGTGCTAATCCAGGTGCTGGAACTGACAAATTTACTCTTGTGCTTATTGGTAAAGCCGCAAATGGAGTTTGTTTCAATGAGTCGTCTCTTAGAGATGATCAGCGATTCTATACTATATCAGGTGGAGTAAGTGGTTACAATCAGGCAAAGAGTATATTAGGAAGTGGTGAATTACTTCAAGCAATCAAGTTTGCTACTTTCCCCTCAATCGAAGATAATCTTGCTCAAGGTCCGCAACTTATTAAATTTATAAATATCTGTCCTAATACAAAGGCGTTTAATGACTTCACTACTTTAAAAACTAGTCAAACTCATAGGATTTCCTATCCAATACCTGGGCCAAATGGTAAAAAGGTTCGATTCTTTAAAAACTCCACAGACAAAACAATCCAAATCGGTAATGATCAAGGTATTCTGACTTCAAGGAGATTGGAGAAGATTGTTTTCACAATTTCTTATATTGGTAACGGTGCTTCTGCACTTCTAGAAATCGACGCTATAAATCTAAAAGTAACTTTAACCGGTGCTTCAGATAATTCCCAATCAATCGTAATCAAATTTGCTGATTATCCTACGATCGGCGAAGTTGTAGATCAAATCAATTCACAGGTTGGTTACGTTGCGACGCTTTTTGAATCTCCTGAATTTTTGGTTGCAAATCTTGATCATGTTGAAGTTTCCGAATCGATTTCAGTAAAAGCTCCAACGAATGTTTCGATTTATGCTGATTTGTTTATGGAACAAAATTTTATCGAAGGCACAGGTCTTGGTGAAGTTGTTTTGGGGACAGTCCGTAAGCCATTCGCTGGATCAACGATGTTTAAGTATCTTACTCAAGGTGGGCTTACTGGCACTCCTGTGTCTACAGATTTAAAAGACGCAATTACTTTCTCAAAAAAAATCTCTGGTTTATACCGAAACATTCTCTCTTCCACCCTTTCTGACAAAACATATTTTAAACAAGTGTGTTTTGATATGAACTCACCCGAAACAGGATCGGAAACGGTCGGAGGTTGTGGTGCAGATGGAATCATACCTGTTCCACAAAGACAAGATGAAGGTCGAACACTTGGTTCGTATTGGATGACCTATGGTTTGGAATCATTCCGTGATTTTGATATAAATGGAGTAGAACAAACGTTTCCTGGATATTATCTTTCTGTAATAGATAATGCAATTTCCGCTTCTAACTCTCCAAGAATTTCGCCTACCTGGAAGGCACTGAATGTACTTAAAAGTGCAGAATATATTTCTCGGGATCCGGCTGTTAGGGATGCTTGTATCAGAGCTGGTACTTTGATTTTAGATCAAAAACCTTCTGATAACTCATGGGTAATCGCCAGGTCTGTTACTACCGAGAGAAGAGATGATTTGATCTTAAACGAAAAGTCATCTGTTGCGACTGCACTTACAATGGTACGTGAACTTAGAGTTGGTTTTAACGCGAAATTTATTGGTCAAAGTATGGTCGATGATTCCTCTCCAGTTTCGGGAGTTCGTGTTCCGGACGTTCTCAACTATATTGAAGGAAAATTAGAGTATTTTGTTCAACAAGGATACCTTGTTGGTTCTGCAGCTCTCGGCGTTGAGGCATACAAGAAAAATTTCTCCATTCAAGTTGAAGGGGATACTTGGTCTTTCTTGGATCTTGAAGGAAACGTTACCACTCCTTTAAATTTCATTTTTTACATTCTTTCTTTAAAACCATTAAGAGGTAAGGCATAACATGGCTGATCCACAACTACCCGAAGATCTCCCTGATCCGTCAATACTCGTTGGCGCAAATGCTGAAGTCTATATCGATGGAAATGTCGTCGCATATATCAACGAAATCGATATAGACGAGAATTATAATCAAACTTCAATTTATGCGATAGGGGATTTTTTTCCAAAGACCACAAAACCAATGCGTTTTGAAGGAGATTTGACAGGAAAAATTTATATCTTAACTGATGATAAAGACCCTGGTACTGTTAAAACATTACCCGATCTTTCGAATATCATTACCCATAGAGGGAATCTTCTTGAATTTAGAGAAAAAGGCACTGACCGTAGAATTCTACGTGCAATTTGTAAATTAAATTCACGTAAAACTGGGATTAATACGGATACCCCAGGTGCTTCCAATATTTCCATGAAAATTCTTCGAATTCAGAAAAAGGAGGCTTATAACTAATGGGTCTGTTTCCAGGAGTAGAAAGAAGTTTTACCTTTGAATTAGAGGGACACGCTTTTGCAGGGAATTTCCCGCGAAGAAGTGAAAAACGAGATATTGAAGTAGAGGTAGCTCAAAGATTGAATTTTGTCCCACTCGGTTCAATTTCATCCAACGTTTATACATTAGAATTAATGTGTGTGACTTTGAATAAAATATTTACGACAAAACCAAAAGAATTGGATGGAATTGATTTTGCCGATTTACCTGATCAGGTCATTTCAAAAATCTGGGAAAAATATCGGTCACTTGAAAAGTCCTACGAGGATCAGTTAAAAAAAAATAACCGATCCCCATTATCTAAAAAAACTGATTCAGTCGAATCGAACCTTCTTTTTGGATCTGTATCTGCTTCTAGATTATCGGATCTTGCCGAAAGAGTGGACGAACCTTGATGATATTGAACCAGAAGAGAAACTTGCATTAATGTATTCTGATTCTTTTGTATCTGATCGTTTGGACAGATTCAAGAAGACATTTGATATTCAACTGGAAATTGATTCTGTAAAATCTGAGAGTTACAAATCCTTCCTCGAAAAGTGGCAAATTGAGTCTTGGCCCGAAGGTCGTGCGAGGTCACTTGGCGAAGCAATTAAAAAAGAAAGAATTGCAAATCTAGAAAAATTAAAGGAGAGAATTTGAATATGGGGAGGAAATCAGTTGAGATTAATGTAGATACCCTTGCTAAAAGAATTTTTGACAGATTATCTCCAGAGATGCGTGCTGAATTCGAACGCCTAAAAAATACTCCTACGGTTCCAACAGCAGCCGATCCGCCCTCTTCTTCTCGAAAAAATAGTAAGAAAAATAATAAAAATAAAACTGCAACAGAAGGTTATCAGACTGGGGATAACACTGGAACTGGGATCGAATCCGATATTAACGAATTACGTTCAGGAAGATTTTCCGGAATTATTTCCAGAAAAGTTGATTCTATGAAAAGATTCAAAGAAGCTTTCAAAGATTTTCATAATAATAGAAATAAGAAAATAAAAGATGACTTTTTTCCAAAAATGCCAGAAGGATTAGGGCCAGGCGATGTTGGTGGTGGGCGATATGACAAGCTAATTGTAAGGGAAGCTAAGATTGATAAAATTGTAGGTCCTCTAGGTGGTAAACCTGGCGATGGTGGAAAACCTAAATTTCTCCCTCCATCGGGATTTCCAGAGGACGGTATTCCAAAACCAGCCGCGTCTCCACAGACTGAAAATAAATCGTCTATGCTATCTAAAGTTGGTGCTGCTATCGCACCAGCTGCGTTTGGTGTAGGAGCTGTTTTAGGTGCAGCAGTATCAGTTATATCCTCTATGGCTGGTATGCACCAACAAGCCATGCAATCACAAGATTCTACATTAGATGTATATGATAGATTACATATAGATGAAGATGAGAAAGGCAACATTACAAAGAGAAGACATGGATACGTTAAGGGGGGCGAGGGATTAGTAAGAAATGCTGAACTTGCACAAATTGGTATTTCTAGGGCACGAATTTTCGGTGGTGACGCAATAGCTGATGATATTATGGAAAGAAATAAATTAGGAATTCAGTTTGGGCTTTCCCAGGGAATTGGTGGAGCCCAGGGTTCAGAATTATTTGCGAAATTAAAGAAATACGGTTCATTTGACGAAGATAGCGAATTAAAAAAGATATTATCAGATGCAATTCGATCTAGATTTTCGGGCTTAAGACAGTCTGAATTTTTTACAAACATTGCATCTGCATCTGAATCCGCATACAACTCGGGAATGGGAACACAAAGTGCCGCTGATATAACCAGAACATTTTCAAATATAGCTGGTTTAGGAATTCGTGATAATCGCGTAAATTCCGTTTACCAAAATCTAAATGATAATGTATCTAAAAATGGAAACTTTTTTAATTCGGTTTTAGTAAGCGAGCACATGGCTTCAGGTAAATCCGCACTGGAAGCAAAATCACTGGCAGAAAAGGGAATTTCGAATAAGGAAAATGTGAAAACCATTCGAGATTTTATGTCTAGTCTTGGACTTAGTGACGATACAAAGGGTTTGCTACTCAATCAGTTGGGAATCACTACAGCGACCGAATCGTTCGATATGACCCAAGGCGAAAAACCTAAAATTAAAGATTTCTTTAATTTGGACAATGAGACGTCAACCGATGAGAGTGGAGCCGCTGCATTAAATAAAATTTCAGATGTTCAGGGACAAGATTATAGAGCACAAGCAAACACTTTGGATGAAATGGCCGCGAATACAAAAATGTTTATCCAAGCAAATGAAGCTCAAAAAAGAATATTTATAACAATAATTAATTCTATTAAATTCATGGATGAAAAAGTCAAAGAATTAGAAGGATATTTTAAATAATCAAGTATTTTTATCATTGACCAGTGGTTGTTGAATTTTAACCCTACACATGTCTTAAAGAGGTCAAGATGAAATATTCTGTTTTTATTCTATTATTAATTACGTTTTCTTTCTCTATTTACTCTGATAACCAAAAATTAAGCATAACTGTAGCACCGCAAGATTATAGCATCGAACACGGACAAAAGGAATATCTAGAAATTATTAAACTCTTTGAACCACTATTTGATGAAAAAGCATCATATCTCTCATTTCGAACAAAAGCATATTATTCTGCTGGGCAAAAAGAATTTGAATCACTTTTTAAAAGTTTCAAAGGAAAATCCCTTACTTTTTCTTCTTTGAGACATGACAGTAGTATTCATAAGTTA